CTAAATTAACATAACTTGGTTGTTTTAAAGTTCCGTTAATTTGTGGCTCACCTTTTACAAATGGTTCGCTGAATGAAGCCGACATAAACTTAACTCCTTTTGCTGAAGTCTTCAACCATAACGCTACTTCCATATCCTTGCCGTTTACGTTTACTTTTCCTTTGTAGTCAGGATGATTTTCCGCTTTTTTGTTGTCGTTCTTAAAAATTGCACCTGTGTTGTTTCTTGTTTCCATTTTTATTTATTTAAATTGTTTATATTCGTGTTTTAATCGCTGGTATTCGCTTAATCGCTTAACCCATTGTAAAAAATATTCTTCAGTATTATTATTTTTTGCTATGTTACACATTTTACAGCAAGATACTATATTATCCATTTCATATCCTTTAGTATTGTTTACTCTATCAATTCCATTGTAAGTTGCATTATAATAAGATTTCATATAAGTATTAGACGGCTCAATTCCACAATAATGGCAATCTGATTTTAGAATACTTACTGCGTAATCAAAATCAATATTAAAATCAAACCCCCTACTTTTTGCATTTAATTTATAACTTGAATAAATACTTCTATAACCTGCATCTTGTTTTGCTATTTTATATCTTGACTTAATAGAATTTTCTGCTGATTTTGTAGAAGTAAGACATCCACAAGATTTCTTTTTGTCACAAGTTAACGAACCTGTATTTGCTTCTGTCATATTTCCACAATCACACTTACATAACCACATTCTTTTTTTATGATATTTACTTTTGTCACCATATACTTTGCTTGGTAATTTTTCAACTACCATTAGCATATTATAACGCATACCAATTAAATCAAGTTGTTTTGCGCCCATCTCTTTCTATTTTATTAATTGCTGCTTCACAATACAAAGAAAAATCCATTGCTTCAGCTTGTGCTTCTATGAGCCAATCTACAAGACTGTAGTCTTCTCGTTCTAACGTTGTCTTGTATTTCTTTATTCCCGCTTCTGAACGTTCCTTGAATTTAGCCATTACGCTTAAAACGTTTTTGTCTTGTATTTGTATGTTCATATCAACCAATTAAATAAATTGTAAATACCAACGGCAGCAAAACCATAAATTGCTATCCAAATAATAATTGCTATTGTTTTTTCTTTCATATTTTCACGTTGTTTTCGTTAATAAATTCGTTTAGTTTTTTCCTTACTTCAAACATTGCTTCATTGCCGTTATATTTGTATTCGTCCCTTAACCAATCGTCAAACTCCGTAAGTGCGCAATAATAATTTATTCCATTGTTTGCAAAATTATATTCGTCTTTTTCTTCTGGCAGGTTAAATTCAAGTATTGCTTTCATATTGTTTCAATTAAACTGTTAAAATAAATTCTTGCTTCTTCTACTTTATTTTGTATTTCCCAAATTACAGTTTCATCGCGTTCTATTTTAAAGACTTTTACTTTTGTTTGTTCTGGAAGGTGGTCAAAGTTATGTTTCTTTTCTACGTATTCTCTAATTTCTGCGTCTTCGTCAATTTTAAATTGTTTCCAATGTTCACGTCTAATTTCGTCTTCAACTATTTCTAACGGTGTATTTACTAAACAATAACAAAGTAGTGCTTCGGTCTTTCCTGTTAGCCACATATAACCCTGTAATTGATAGTAGTAATCTTTTGTAGGTATTTCATCTTCAAAGAATGGAAACGTGTGAGCTTCGTAACTGCATTTTATGTCTAATAAAATTTCATTCGTGTTTACGTCAGGTGTTCCTGTTATCCATTCGTTATTAAAATGTTCTTCGTTCTTAAATATAAACCCTAAACCTAAAACATCGTTTACCAAGCTAATTGCTTCGTCTTCGCATTGTAAACCTTTGTCGGTGTAACGTGAACTAAACTCTTTTTTAATTCCGTATTTGTGTTCTAAAACAAGTTCTTGGATGTAACTCTTTGCTGTTTTGCTTAATGTCTCGGTCTTGGTGCGTGGAGCGGTCATTAACCGCCCCAATGCTGAACAACGTATTTTCATACTTCTAAGGTTTTTAATTGTGCAGGTGTTAAACTAAACTTTGTTGTTAATTCTTCAACTGTATATTCTCCTTTGCTAATTGCGTCAATAGCTTTTTGAAAACGTGCGTTGTCAATAGCTGGTTTCTTTGGTTCGTGTTTTACTTGTTCGCCACTTGCGTCTGTGTCTTTGTCCGTAACTAAACCAAGCATCGAACTTAATGCGTAACGTCTTAAATAAGTAATTGCACTTCCTAATACTTGGAACTCGTTCATTCCTTTTAAAATTACTCCTTGCGGTATGTCAATTTTACTTTCGATACTTTCAGCACTTTCAACGTGAAATAAACAAGTTGCAATTTGTGTTCCGTTAATTAATTGCGTAAACCCTAAACCGTGTTTTTTTAGTAACGGGTTAATTACTTCAAAGATTTTCGGTAAGTCTGCGTAGGTGTAACCGTAACCTTGTGTTGCTTTGTGAATAACAGGTACTTCTTGTTGGAACGCTGCTAAACTTTTAAATAAATGTTTCATAGTTTTTGTTTTAAATTATTTGTTGTTATAAGTATTGCACATTGCAATAAATCTTTTTCTTGGTAATTTTCTAAATTGCTCGTAAGTTAAACCGTTTGCTTGTGCAATTAATACCATTTTTGCGTTTAATTCTGCGATTGTTTTCATAGTTGTTGTTTTTAATTATATACAAATATACAAATACTTATTTAATAAACAACTATTTTTAATAAATATTTTCAAAAAAAATTGTAATTGGTAGTAAAATACCTTTGCTTGTGTTATTGTCACCGCCTAAAACATCTCGGTTTGTTCCTATCCATTTACGGCAATGTTCTTTTAATTTGTCCGTTTTTATAATTACGCAGTGAACATCGCTGAACCAAAAACAATAATAGTCGGCTTCGCTTGTTGCTATTCCTGAAGGTTTGTTCCTACTTTCATATTCTACAAAAACGTTTTTAGTTTCTAAACAACGAAAGTCGCGTTTAACTTCTACTTTTTTTTGAAGTAAGTTTCCAAGTTCTTTTTCATATACTTGCCCTACTTCTAAATCGTGTTTAAAGTCGTTGTTATAATTCATTTTAGTTTTTGTTTATATATCTCAATTAATTCTTTTAGTTCGTCTTTTGTCCATTTTTTTACATCGTGTGCTTTCGCCTGAAGCTCCATTAACCTTTGCGCTCCTATTCGTTTTTCTATACCTATTTGATAATTCAACAAGTTACCGCTTAAAAAAGTGTTGCAATGTTCACATTGTAAATGACAATTTTCTTCTGAAAACCTTACGTTTGAGTGTCCGCCTTGCGAATAATAATGACCAGCATTTTCTTTTTTGCAAGGCTTATCACACGAAATGCAATTTAATCCGTTGTCTCGTTTTCGGATGTACCGATTAAAAACTTGTTGGGCAATTTTTAGATAATCACTTGTTGTTTTTAAGTCTTCAATCATACGTTTTTTCTTCTTGTTCCATTCCTTTAGTTTCTGCGTTTCAACCATTGCTTTTATACATTCGTTTTTTAAACAAAACTTTTGTAGTGTGCTGAACGGTGTAAATTCTTCTTTGCAGTTAAAACATTTCTTCGTGTTTTTCATCGTTCTATAAAATTAAATATGTGTTCAATTATTGGTAGTGTCCACCCATCACCAAGTAAACTAGCTGCTTTATTTCTTGTAAGTATATCGCAATAATTATCGTTAAAACCTTGAAGCCTACATAACTCAATTTTATTTAAAATTCTTACATTTTCATTTGGCTTAAATTCAGCGTTGTCAAAAACTAAATTAATCATTCCAAGTTCTGTATATCTTTTATAAAGTTTTTCTTTGTTTACTAATTGTCGTTCTTCGCTTTCTAAAACTGCCCTTGCTTTTTTTCTATCAGTATAACCTGACGTTAAAACATCTTGAAAAATTATTCCTTTGTCTTTTGGCTGTGGAATATCAGTAACTAAATCAAACATTGTTTCTTTTGTTTTTATATTGCTCCAATAATATCTATCTCTTGAAGCGGCAACTAATAATTCCGAATTAATTCTAACAGGGTAAACGCCTAACGCCCTTGACATAATTCCAACATCTAACTTTGAAGCACTACCAACATTTTCTTGAAAAAATAATATGTTTGGGTTTAAAGTTTTTATATGTTCTAAAATTTCAATAAATATAAAAAATAAAGATGATTTTTTGCCTTCAATTCCTGCTCGTTTTCCTGCTGCACTTAAATCTTGACAAGGTGAGCCACTTAAAATTAAATCAATGCTTTTCCAATCAATGTTCCATTCTTTCCATTTTGTAACATCTCCAACTTGTATTGTGTCAGGAAAGTGGTGTTGTGTCAATTCAATAGCATACGGTTTGATTTCACTTGAATAGTATTTATTTACTTTTATTCCTACGTTTTCAAGTGCTTGTCTGCCTGTGTTCATTCCGTTAAATAAAGATACTACGTTCATAAGTCAATATTATTAAGTTCTATTTGTCTTTTAAGGTTTTGTATTTCTTGTTTTTGTTCCAAATTTAACCGCTCTAAATTAAAGTTTGTTTGCCTTGCAACTCTAAATTCTTTTTCTAAAGTGTCGTAAACAACCATTGCTTTTTTTATTTCGTACAAACTTTGCTCCATTGAAGTTATTAAGTCAGTTCGGTTAGGATGTTTCGTTTTTATGTCTTCAATGCTTACTTGTAATTTTAAACAAGTGTGGTTTAAGTTTATTCTGCTACTTAATAAGTCAAGTTCCATTTTAAAAAATATTTAAGTTAGTTTTAAGTTGCTTTACAAAAACAATCAGTTTCAAAATTAAAAAGTTCTATTTGTGTTTTAGACAATTCGTGTAAATCTTTTGCTTGTGTAAATGGTTTTTTTGCTAATTCTTTAATTTCTGCAATGCTTTTATTTGTTCTTAAATCAAATCTTGGTATTGTTTCGGAACTATATTTATTTTCCATTTTTTCCCACCATTCTGCAATTTTTGGGTTTTCTTTTACAATAGTTAATCTTTTTTTTAAAGATTTTTTAAAACATAAATCACAATTTCCTTCATAATCTTTTAGCTCTAAATCAAATGTTTGGTTTTCCCACCAATTACGAATAAATTTTGCGTCAACTTTTATTTCATCACAAAGCGGGTAAAGTAATTTTTCGTTTGTTGCATTATTTGATTTTCTATGTTGTTCGTCTGCTCTAATTCCAATAATTCTATAAACGTCAAAGTCTTTATAATTATTTCTAATAAAAGCTTCAACAGGTCTTAATTTTAATTCTCTAGTGCAATTAGAAGCCATATTGTTTGGTAATGGATATTTTTTTAACATTTCTTCAAATGGTTCACCATTTCTTGAAGCTGTTTCAAAATTAACTATTTTATAAGTTGTCCCAATTTGTTTTTCGTGTATTATTTTTGCTTCTAACCAAATTACATTTAAATTAAATTCTTTGTCGCATTTTTCTATAAACGCAAGTGTTTCTTCTTTTTCTTTTCCTGTATTTAAAAAAACAAATAAAACATTTTTATATTTTGTATTTTCCTTAATGTACTTGGCTAAAAACATAGAAGTTCTGCCACCTGAAGTCATAACAACATACAATTTTTCTTTTTCCATTTTAAAAAGGTTTTAAGTTAATATTATTTGTTGGTCTAAATTCCGAAATTACGTCTTTTCCGTAAACTTTAAAACCAAGTCCGTAATTGTATTCGCAATAAACAGGGTCGTTAAGTCCAGTATGTTTTCCGCCTGTGTCTACGTCTTTAATTTTTTCAGTTGAAACCCAAGTTACAAATTTCATTACATCGTGTTTTATTAGTCTGTGAACTACTAGCATATCGTCACACCTGTTAGTGAACGCTTTGCCACCTTCCACGTGGTCTTTTAACGGTGCTTTTAAATGTCCTTTAAAGTCTCCTTCAGTATAAATATTAGAACTCCTTCCGCTTTCAGTATTCGGATGCGTGTTTATGTAAATTGTCATTCCTGTTTTGTTTACAAATTGTCGTGCTGCATTCATAAATTGGTAGTTACCTTCGTAAGTCATATTGCGGTCTAAACCTGTAAATGGGTCTATTAGTGCAACATCACATTCGCTTTCTTCAAATATTTTAAATAGTTCTTCGTGTTTGTACAGGCGGTCGTTTTTTACAAATGTAAAGTATTGTTCCAAGTAAGCTGAATAGTTTCTAATTTCATCGTGGGTTAATTGTTTGAAATTTATTCCTGCATACATTTGTATTAAGTCTCGCAAAATTTGTCCGTGCTGGTTCTCACCGCTCCAGATTATAAACTTTAATTTGTGTTTAAGTGCAAGTGCTAAAAAATACCAATTTATGAAATAAGTTTTACCTACGTTGTCGTGTCCTAAAATTATGTTTACTTGTTTACGTTTAAATTTTAAATAGTCATCAAGTCCGTTTCCAAGTTCTAAACCGTGTTTTATTTTACCGTCTCTGTAGTTCAATAAATAGTCAAGTGCTGAACCGTTAGTTAATATATCCATATTTTCTTGCTTTTATTTCTTCAGGTGAAATACCTTCCGAAGTTGGTTCGTTTTTCTGTAGCCATTGCGAATTAAAACCGCCCCAACTATTTGCAACGCAAGTTTGTAAAATTTCGTTTTTATCCTTGTTGCATTTTTCAACTTCAAATATAAATTTATTTGCTGAAGTTTCTGTGTTAGTTAGTTTTTTATTTTTTCTTACAATTAACCAATCTTTTAAAAGTGTTTCTTCAAAACCATATTCAATTAAATATTTATAAAAACTAAACTTGTTTACATTAATATTTTCATTATCATTTACATTAACATTTACATTAGCTTCGGTTTTGCTTACGTTTTGCTTATGTTTTGCTTCCGTTTTGCTTTCACTTTGCTTTAGTTTTGGTCTTTTACCATTTATATATTTTTTATAGTTTGCTTCTATTTGTGGGTTAATTAAAGTAAAAATAGTTTTTGCCATTCCTGTTAACTGAACTAAATTTCCATTTAAACCCAACTCGTAAATTGCGTTCCAAACTTCCGCTTGTGTTTGCATTGGAAGTTCTTTTATTGCTTCGTAAAAACTTCTGTAAATAATCATTGAATCTCTTTCCATACTTTTAAATTTTTTTAAATGAAAAACCCCTGTTGAATCCGCAGGGTCTCACTTCTGCTTCATTAACAAGGGTTAATAATTTTTTTTGTTCTATTACGTGAGACCGAACCATATTGCAAATATAATAATTATTTTAACATAAACACGAATTAATAAAATTTATTTCTTATTCTCAACTGAATTTTACGCAAGTCTTTTAAGTTCTTTGCTTCTTTTATTTCTTTACGCAAGTCAAGTTCTGGACGTTCTAAACTCAAAAGCAATTTGTAGTATTCAATATCGTGTAAAAATAACTTGTCGTTTGTGTCGCTTAAGTCTTGGTAAGTTTTTAAACCGTGTAGTATTGTAGCGTGGTTCATATTAAACAGGCTTCCAATTCCTTTAAGTGTGTGTCCGTCTTCTCGCAGCTTTCTAAACAAATAAATTCTCCTGTGTACTATTTCACGTTTTCGGTTTTTTTGTGCAAGTCCGTCTTGTTCTATTATTTCTTTTATTAGCTCTATCATTGTTCTGAGTTTTTAAAGGTTTCATTGTAGTATTGTTTGTCTTTTGACTCTCCAGCTAAATAAGCACTTTCCATTTGCTCCTTCTCCATTTCTTTGGCTTGTTCAAGTATGTTATCACTAAAAGAAAAATTAAACTCTTTCCATAACTTTTCTCTCAACCATTCTACTGCTGTCTTCATTGTTCTGATTTATAAGTTTGATTATAGTATTCATCTGAATTAATTTTAGGTGATGAATTTTTAAGATAATGATGTTCATATTTTTCACCCATATTAAATGCTTTAGTAATCTGTTTTCTTTCCACTGCCAAATACTTATGAAAATAATTAATAAATTCTTTGCCTTCGGTTGTGTAAACATTAAATAAATTTGGGTGCAATTTTTCTAAATCACTAAATACTTCTTGTACTGCTGTTTTCATTTTTCTATTTGTTTAATTTCTAAAATAATATCGTCATTCTTTTGTATTAAGTTTTTAACGTGCTGGAAATCGTATGCTTCAACTATTCGTGTTTCTAACTTAACAGGTGCGCCAACGTACGCCCAAGTTTTAAAAGTTGCTTTAAATCGTTTCATAGGTTTATATTTTATTTGTTCGTTTTTTTTAATTCTGCAAATCTCAAGGTATAACCCCAAGTCAAATGAACCGCGCCATTGTCGTTGCCACCAATCTAATTGCTCGTAAGTAGTTCCGCTTGTCATAGTTCGTGGTAAAAAGTGTAGTTACTATCGTCATTGCTTGTTTTCCATTCCCAAAAGTTGTAGTGTGCTAAATCGCTGTTTATTGCTTCCTGCATTTCTAAACGTAAATCTTCTAAAATACGAACCCCAAGAACGTGCGGTTGTAAATTGTCGTCTGTTTCTGTTTCCCACTTCTGCGAAATTTCAACTTCTAATTCTATAAACGCATATTCCGAAACTTCGTCCCAATCGTTGAACTCCCAAGTTCCTGCTATTGAATAAGTCCAACCTGTAAATTCATAGGTTAATTCCCAACCTTTATTCCAAAATTCCAAATTTCTATTTTTCATCTTACAACGCTTTTAAATACATTAAACAA